CACCACCACCGGGCCAATGGCCCACCATCAAGGGGAACGACAATGACGACCACGACCACGATCAAGCTGTCCAGCCGCGTCAGGCTTGAAGCTGGTGCCTTCGAACTGCTGAAGGCAGCCGAACGCGCAGAATACTTCATGGCTGCCATGGCGGCACGCCTGAAGCTGTCAGAGCATGAACAGGCGGCGCTGGAAGGCTTGCGCACGGCTGTCAGCAAGTCGCGGGGCTGGTGACATGACAGACAGCGAAATGAAGAAGCTGATCGCACGCCACGACCGCCTGAAGGCAGAAATTGATCGGGTGCGGCCACAAGTGCAGCAGGCCATCATCCAGTTTGGTCGCCAGCGCGGCTATCTGATCCCGCTGCGGATCGAACAAGTCAGGCCGCTGATCGGCCTTGCCCGTCAAAACTGAAAGGAACGACCATGAACCCGACCAAGTGCTTCGAACTGAAGCTGAATAACCTGCACTACACGGCCAGCCTGTCTGACAAGTGCCGCGATGGCCACCGCTATGTCACGATCCAAGTGGCGAACCATGCCGACGCATCGGTCACGATGGCGCTGGATGTGTTCCGGCTGATGTTGGATGCCATCAACCGCGAAGGGCTGAAGCACTATGAACAGCCGCGCCTGTCGCTGTCGGTGCTGCCTGACGATGTGGTGGCATGATGAGCATCGACGGGAAGCACACACCGGGGCCGTGGGGCATTGCTGCCGTGATCGTCAATTCAGAAGCGATCCCGGTGGCCATCATCAGCCAGCTTGATCGACCTGATGGTCTAGCTGGCCTGACCGATGCCTTCGCTGTCTGCATGGTGCCGATGCACGGTGATGAAAGCAGGCCGAACGTGTCCATGATCTGCGCTTCGCCTGTCATGTTTGGAACGCTGAAGATGTTGCGCAGGTCTGCCAACCTGTCCGATACCATGATCGAACACATCGACGCAGTGCTGGCGCTGGCTGTCGCTGGCGTCAATGAAGGGGAGCATATTTGACATGATCACAACACCTGAAGACCTGCGGGCAGCCAGAAGCAGACTTGGCCTGTCTGCCGCAGGGCTGGCCGCTGCGCTTCGCCTTGGTGCCAATGGTGGCCGAACCGTCAGGCGGTGGGAAAGCGGCCAGATCGCTTTCAGCGGGCCAGTGGCGGTCGCCATTGAAGCCATGCTGCGCGATGGTGCGGCATGAGCACGTTCAAGACTGTCGAACAGATGCAGGCCGAGATCGAGCGGCTGCGGGCCGATCTGCGGGACTGGGCCGAGTGCGCATCCGTAGATGTTACGATGGAAGGTCCGCGTCTTATGGGCTGGAACCCAATCGCTTTAAATCGGTGCCTCACTAAATACGAAGCCGCCCTACAGCCCAAGGAGGGGGAGGGATGACCGACATGCCCGGCTGCATTCGTTTCAAGGATGTGCTATTGTGACCAGTGAATAACAAGATTGGGGTGCTGCGCTTGTCAGGATTGACGCCAAAACAGGAAAAGTTCGCACAGGAAGTGGCCAGCGGGCAATCGCTGGCTGACGCCTATCGTGCGGCCTTCAGTGTGCGGCCATCGACCAAGCCTGAAAGCACTTGGCAGGCTGCGTCTAAGGTGATGTCGAACGCCAAGGTTTCATCAAGGGTCGATGAATTGCGTCAGGTGGCAGCGCAGGCCGCTGTCTTGACGCTAGAAGGCCATCTGGACGACCTGAAGGCACTGCGTGACGCTGCGGTGTCGTCTGGGCAGCTATCGGCTGCCATCAGTGCAGAGATCGCACGCGGGAAGGCTGCTGGCGTTCATGTCGAGCGGTCGGCGGTGACGGTGACGACCAAGGAACTGCCCGCATCGGTGGACGACTTCTGCTGATGGCGCTGACGCTGACACAACGCGCATTCGCGATCAGCCGGGAACCGTTCCCTGCCTTCATTGGCGGCTTCGGATCGGGCAAGACTGCTGCGGCCATAGCAAGGGCCATGGCGCTGAAGACGCAGTTTAAGGGCTGCGACATCGCCTATTATCTGCCGTCTTTCCCGCTGGTCGAAGACATCGCGATGCGCCGGTTCCCTGAACTATGCGAACGCAAGGGCTGGGCGTTCAAGATGCGCGGCGGCACATCACCGCACATCGAATTCCCCGGTGCCGGTCGCATCCTGTTCAGGTCGCTATCGCATCCCGAAAGCATTGTCGGCTATGAAGTCGCGCATTCGATCTGCGACGAACTGGACACGCTGCCGAAGAAGAAGGCGCGGGACGCATGGAACAAGGTCATCGCACGCAACCGGCAGAAGTGCGCCATCGCGAACACGGTGGCCGTGGCGACCACGCCTGAAGGCTTCCAGTTCGTTTATGAGCGATGGCAGAAGCAGCCAGCGCCGGGCTATGTGATGTTCAAGGCGCGAACCATCGAAAACGCTGCCAACCTGCCGCCTGACTACATTCAGAACCTGCAAAACAGCTATCCATCGAACCTGCTGGCTGCCTATCTGGACGGTGAATTCGTCAACTTGGCCGCAGGATCGGTCTATCATGAGTTCGACCGGCACCTGAACGGCACTGATGACGCGATCCGGCCCGGTGAACCGCTTCACATCGGCATGGACTTCAACGTCAACAATATGTCGGCAGTGGTTTTCGTGATCCGCGACGGCAGCCCGCTGGCGCTGGAAGAAGTCACGCAGGTGCGAGACACGCCGACGATGTGCGGTGTGCTGGTGAACCGCTATAAGGCAGCCGGGCATTCGATCACGGTCTATCCAGATGCCAGCGGTCAGGCCACGAAGTCAGTCAATGCCAGCCTGTCAGACCTGACACTGCTGCGGTCGGCTGGCTTCACGGTGCTGGCAAACAACCGCAACCCGGCAGTGAAGGATCGCGTGCTGGCGGTGAACCAGTTGATCAACAATCAAGGCACGCGCCGACTGCGGGTGAACTTCGATAAATGCCCGACGCTGGTCGAAGGGCTTGAGCAACAAGCCTACAACAAGCACGGCGAACCAGACAAAACAGGAAACCAAGATCACCTGAACGATGCACTGGGCTACTTTCTATGCTACAAGTTCGGCATAGCACGCGGCCCTGTCGCATTCGCGCAGATCGCAGGAGTGTGACCAATGGCAGTAAATACGACCCACCAAGACTATGATAAGAACCGCCTGAAGTGGAAGCGGTGCCGCGATGTGATCGACGGTCGCGATGCGGTGCTGTCGAACGGCAGGGCCACGCAACGCTTCACCGGCACGCTATTCGACCCAACTGGCGCAGGTGATGTCTATCTGCCGCGCCTATCTGCGCAGACGCCTGCTGAATATGCCGCCTATGCCGAACGCGCTGGCTTCTTCAACGCGACTGGCCGCACGCTGGATGCCCTGACCGGCATGATCTTTGCGAAAGACCCGCAGTGGAAGCTGCCACCGGCCATCGAACCGTTCACGACAGACATCAGCCTATCGGCCACGAACCTGCGTGAATTCAGCGAACAGATGGTCGAACAGCAGATCGCTGTCGGTCGGGTCGGCATCATGGCCGACTATCCTGCCGATGTGCCTGCTGGCGTCACGGTCGCAGTGGCCGAACAGATGAACATTCGACCGTTCCTGCGGCTTTATAAGGCCGAAACGATCCTGAACTGGCGCACCAGCATCGTGAACAGCGCAAGAGTGCTGACCATGGTCGTGCTTCAGGAAACGCTGGACGAGGTGAAAAACAGCGAATTCGTCGTCGAAAAGGAACTTCAATATCGGGTGCTTGATCTGACGCCTGAAGGCTATCGGGTGCGCATCTTCGATGATGAAATGGATATGCGCAGCGAAGTCTATCCGCTGATGCGTGGCAAGCCCATGAACTTCATCCCGTTTGAAATTCTGGGCGCGAATTCGTGCGACGATGCCGTCCAGAAGCCACCACTAATCGACCTTGTGGACACCAATCTGGCCCACTATCGCAACAGTGCCGACTATGAACACGGCCTGCACTTCACCGGGCTGCCGACGCCTTATGTGGCGGGCGTGCAGCTTACCGAAGGCCAAACGCTTTCGCTGGGGTCGATGACAGCATGGGTGTTCCCTGATCCGCAGGCGAACGTCGGCTTCATGGAGTTCACCGGGGCTGGACTTGGTGCGCTGGAAACAGCCCTGAAGGCAAAAGAACAGCGCATGGCAGTGCTAGGCGCACGAATGCTGGCCGACGACAAGCGCACGGCTGAAGCCTTTGGCACGACCGAACTGAAGACTGCCGGTGAACGGTCGGTCTTGGCTTCGATCAGCCGGTCAGCATCTGACGCCATGACGCGGGCGCTGAACTGGATGGCACGCTGGGTCGGTGCGCCTGAAGAAGCAGAATTCAGCCTGAACACCGACTTCGGTGCCAGCAGGATGCAGCCGCAGATGTTGACGGCGCTGATGGGTGCCTATCAGGGCGATGCGATCCCGTTGTCTGTCCTATTCGATAACCTTCAGCGCGGTGAAATCATCAGCCCTGACATGGAATTCGAAGATTATCAGATGCAGCTTCAGGATCAGGGGCCAAGCATTGCCGATCCTATGCAGCAGCAGGGTCAGCAGGAGCAGATCGACCCGGCAGTCGCAGCAGGTGAAAACAATCTTCTGGCAACGCTGCGCAACCGTCTGGGGCTTTAATGGCAATCAGGGATGACCTTATCGCTTCGATGGTGGAAGCCATCGCGCTGCTTTCGAAGAAGGTCGGCGACCTGACCGCTATGCGGCCAGAACGCGGGCCGCAGGGTGAGCGGGGGCCAGAAGGGCCAGCCGGTCAAGATGCGCCACCTATGTCTGAAGACATGATGATGGCGATGTGCAAGGCGGCAGCGGCTGCTTGGCTTGAAGCCAACATCACACAGCCCGCTGATGGCATGGATGGCGAACCGGGAGGGCCACCGACTGCTGACGAAATTTCGCTGGCTGTCGATATATGGTTCGAGCAAAACAGCGCCGATCTGACCGGCAAGGATGGCAAGGATGGCAAAGATGGTCGTGATGGTGCTGATGGCCGTGATGGCATGGATGGTCGCAATGGCATTCGCGGCCCTGCTGGTGCTGATGGCGTCGGTGTGGCTGGCGTGGAACAGCGCAAGGCAGGTGAATTTACAGTCACGCTGACCGATGGGCAGGAATTCACGCTAAAGCTGCCAGTCAGCAACGGCATCGGCCCGGCATCCCGGCAAAACGCAGGCGGTGGCGGCCTGCCGGTGTTCTATGGCGCGTTCCAAGACCTGAACAACCAGACGACTGCGGGCGCGAATGTGATCACGCCGATGATCTTTGGCCTGACCGACTTCAGCTATGGCGTGCTGATGAAGCCAGATGACGCCACGCAAGTCGTGATCAGCAACAGTGGCGTTTATAACATCCAATGGTCGGGCCAGTTCACCAGCGACAACAACGCCGAACACGATGTGAATGTGTGGCTGCGGGTCAATGGCGTCGATGTTCCCGGTTCGACCGGGCGCATCAGTGTGCCGGGAAGGCACGGCAGCATTGATGGGCATTCGATCATCGGGTGGAACTATTTTTTACGCTTCAATGCGGGCGATGCCTTGCAGATTATGTGGACGGCTGAAGCCACTGGCGTCAGCCTTGAAGCCTATCCAGCACGCACCAGCCCGGTCGTGCTGCCTTCCACGGCCAGCGTGGTGCTGACCGTCAACCGGGTGGGCATCTGATGAATGCTTCTGACCAACTGAACGACCTGATGACGATCCGCCAGCTTCTGCTGGGCCGGGTGATCGCAGGCGAGAACATCAAGCTGAACAACCACCTGAACGATGTGGCCGCAAGGCTTGAAGCGCAGCTTCGGTCGGGCAAGGAACTGACCAGCTATCAGGGCCGCAGGCTTCAGCAGGCCATAGGCGATCTGGCTGGGCTGGTGCAGCTTCAACGGCCAGACCTGACTGATCTGGCTAGCATGGAAGCCAAGTTCGCGCAGGGTGCGGTCGGCAAGGTCGGCATCGACATCGCGCTGCCGCCGAAGAAGGTGCTGCAATCGGTCGCCGACACGGCGCTGGTGCAGGGCGCGACCTTCGGCCAGTGGTTCACGAAGCTGGAAGGATCAATGCGCTTCGACATCGACCGGGCCGTCAAGGTGGGCGTGTCGCTGGGTGAAACGAACGCGCAGATCGCCAAGCGCATTCTGGGTGCCGGTGGTGACAAGGGTGGCGAGGTCATGCCACGCGGTCGCCGGGATGCCATGGCGATCACGCGCACAGCAGTGCAGACCATCGCTAATGAAGCCCGGCTGGCGACCTATCTGGAAAATGCCGACATCATCAAGGCCGTGCAATGGATCAGCACGCTGGACAGCCGCACGACCCTGATCTGCATGGCCCGCAGTGGCAAAACATGGTCAATCCCTGACTTCCAGCCCATCGGCCACAAAATCCCATGGGGCGGCGGGCCACCTGCGCACTGGGCTTGCCGGTCAACCACGATCCCGGTCACGAAGTCGTTTGAAGAACTGGGCGGTGCCGGGCCTGACCTGTCGCCTACCACGCGCAGCAGCATGGATGGGCAGGTCGCAGCCGATTTGACCTTCGACAAGTTCCTGAAGGGCAAGCCACCGGGCTTCGCTGACGAAATGCTGGGCGTCGGTCGTGCCGATCTATGGCGGGCTGGCAAGATCACGCTGTCAGACCTGCTGGACGCACGCGGTGTGCCGCTGACGCTAGCGGAACTGAACGCGCAATACGGCACCGCCACGAAGGCGGCAGCCGCTGCCGTGCAGACCGTTGCCACGCAAGCTGCTGTCACTGGCATCGAAGCAGTGATCGACAACATCATCGACCAGACGCTGACCGACGACAGCATCGCCATCATATCGCGCAAGGAAGCCCTGTCTGGGCTGAATACGCAATTGGCGGTCGATGCGCAGGATGCCCGCTATCTGGTGGAAACTGGGCAAGCCAATGTTCCGGGATCAACAGTCTTCAAGGGCCGTGCGGCCAAGGATATTGGGCGCGCAGCCCTATCGACCGAATTTTCAGATGCGGCTTCTTCAGCCATGCTGCGCATTAAGCCTGAACTGGATAGACTGGCCAAGGCGTTCAACATCGCACCGCTGCGCGGCTATAAAACCATCAGCGGCGGCAACGCCATCGCCGACATGGGTGACGGCATTCTTGGCCTGAACGCCAAGCACTTCAACGCCTATGCGCAGGGCTTTGGTGGCGCTGAAGCGGGTGAGGCAGTGGCCAAGATCGAAGCAAGGATCGCGGCCCTGAAGGCGGAACGCGAAGCCATTTCAAAGACGCTGGATGGCATTGAAAGTGCCATGAACAACCTGAAATATGGTTCGACAGAATGGCTTGAACTTTACGCGCAACACGAAGCAGCCATCAAGAAGTCGAAGCTGCTTTGGACGAAGGCGAACAAGCTGTTGCAGGAAAGGTCGGTCGTCAACCGTAAGGCGCAGCGCACGATCAGCACTTGGAAGCCCGGCGATCCGGTCGATCAGCGGCCATTCACCATCGACGGCTATAGCACGACCGGCATGGAACAAATGCGCGACACGCTGTTTCATGAATTCGGGCATCATGTTCACCAGACCTATGCGCAGGTGACTTCGCGACTGAAGGGGTGGCCACCGATAGAATTTGAACTGAAGCAGCTTTGGAATTCACGCTTCCAGCGCAGGCCGAACTTCAACGCGGAACTGCAAAGCACATACGCGAAGACGAACGAAAAAGAGTGGTTCGCAGAGAACTTCGCGCTGTTCTTCAACGGCAAGCGCGACCGCTGCGATCCTGAAATTGCCAAACTGATCGAAAGGCTGCTGAATGAACAACTGGGCAAATAAAGCGAACCAGATCGTCGAAGATCGCGGCTATGACATCACGCAGTTCGATGTGATGAAGATCGAAAGCCTGCTGCTGCATATCGACTTTCTGGATGACGAAGGTCAGCGCGAAGCGGCTTTCGTCAAGGAGGGCGTCAACTTGGTCGTAAATGACCCGCTATATAAGGGCGATGCGCAAATGCTGGATTGACGACAAAAGTCGTGCTATTGTCGCAACAACCGTGATCATGGCCGTGCCATGATAACGAACCGGCCAGTGGCCACCAACAGTCCAGAGGACAACCAAACATGAGCGAAGGCACTGAAGACATCGAAGACCTGAAAACTGCTGTTGAGGCGTTGAGCGCCAAGAACCGCGAACTTCTGGGTGAACTGAAGGCAGCCAAGGCTAAGGCCAAGGGTGTCGAAATCGACCCGGTAGAACACGAACAGCTTAGGACGCAGGTCGAGGATTTGACGGGCAAGCTGACCAAGGCTGAAAAGGCCGCAGTGAAGCAGTTCGAAGATTTGACGAAGGTCGTTTCCACCAAGGATGCAGCTTTGCAGTCTTATCTGATCGACAACGGCCTATCTGATGCGATGTTGAAGGCAGGTGTTCGGCCCGAAATGATGCCAGCGGTCAAAGCAATGCTGAAAAGCAAAGCCACGATCAAGGACGAGGGCGGAAACATTGCAGCGTTCATGGGTGATCAACCGCTGACTGATGCGGTTTCTGCGTGGGCAGCCAGCGACGAAGGCAAACACTTCGTTTCGGCACCTGCGAACACTGGCGGCGGGGCTGCGGGTGGAAACGGAAACGGCACTGGTGGCAATACCAACAAGGGGAACCTTGGCGGGTCAAAGTCCGAACGCGGTGCTGCGATCAAGTCGATGTTCCCTGAACTGCCAACCGCCTAAATAGGCACAAACACAAGGGAACAATACCATGGCACTTTCGCAAATGCAGGTCTTCAACCAGTATATCATGCCCGCGACGATTGAGACGCTGGCGCAGATGGTTGATAAATTTAACGGTGCTTCGGCTGGCGCAATCCGCCTGACGACCGCTGGTTTTGACGGCGACTTCCTTCAGGAAAGTTTCTTCGCTGCCGTGCATAGCGCACAGCGCCGCGTTGATCGTTATGCGTCGATTGCTTCTGCATCGGCGACCGATCTTTCGCAGTTGAAGAAGTCTGGCGTGAAGGTCGGCGGCGGCTTCGGCCCGATCAAGTTCGAGCCTTCGCAGCTTACTTGGCTTCAGAAGCCCACCACCGAAGGCATTGAGGTTGCATCGCGCAACTTCGCTGAAGCCTTGATGAAGGATCAGCTGAACACTGCCATCGCTGCGCTTTGTGCGGCTATTGCCAATCAGGGTTCTGCAACGAACGATGTTTCGGCCACACCTGCGGCTGTCACCTATTCGGCCATGAACAAGGCGAATTCGAAGTTCGGCGATTATTCGTCTGCTATCGTTGCCAACGTCATGTCTGGTTCGGTGTTCCACCGCTTGATCAGCCAGAACCTTGCCAACACGCCGACACTTTTCAACGCTGGCAATGTGACCGTGGTCGATATTCTGGGCCGTCCAGTCATCGTCACTGACGCGCCTGCGCTTTATGTGGCTGGCACGCCAAACAAGGATCGCGTTCTGGGTCTGGCTGATGGTGCGGCTGTTGTCTATGATGGCGGTGATGTCATCAGCAACGTCCAAACCACGAACGGAAACACGCGCATCGAAACCACGATGCAGGTGGACTATTCGTTCGGTGTCAGCCTGAAGGGCTACACTTGGGACGAAACGAACGGCGGCAAGTCGCCGACCGATGCCGAACTGGCCACTGGTTCCAACTGGGATAAGATCGCCACCGACATCAAGCAGACCGCTGGTGTCATCACCATCGGTTCGGCTGACGTTGCGTTCTAATGAAACAGTGTTGGCGGGTGGGCTTCGGCCTGCCCGCCTTCACGCTATCTAAAGGAAAACCATCATGGCTGATGCCAAGATCATTTATGAACCGCATCCCGTCAGCCCTGAACGCAAGGCTGAACTGGTCGGTCAAGGCTTCAAGATTATGGACGCGATCTTCGCGCCTGAAGATGTCAAACCTGCGCCAGTGGCTGATAAGCCTGCTGCCGCACCGAAAGCTGCTGCAAAGAAGGCTGACGACTGATGGCCTTTGTCGTCGAAACTGGTGCTGGTTCAGCAACATCGAACAGCTTCGCCAGCACCGCTGCCGCCGATGCCTATGTGGCAGAACGTGGCGTGGCTGGATGGGCTGCTTTGCTGACCGCTGACAAACAGACGGCACTGGTTAAGGCGACAGACTATCTTGAAGCCACCTATCGCACTTCTTGGCAGGGCTATCGCGTCAGCGGCACGCAGGCACTGTCGTGGCCGCGTTCTGATGTCACGGTGGATGAATTTGCAGTCGCGGCCAATATCGTGCCGGTGGCCGTGGTCAATGCGTGCATTGAAATGGCGCTGCGGACAGTGGCAGGCACGACCTTGATCGAAGATCAGGGCCAGCTTGTCATTCGTGAACGGGTCGATGTCATTGAAACTGAATATGCGACTTTCAGCGACCCGGCCACAAAATATCCGTTCGTCAGCAGGCTACTGGCACCTTATCTGCTTTCATCGTCTGGGGGCGGCTTCGCGCAAGTTCGCGTCCAGCGCACTTAATCATCAAGAGGAGAAACCATCATGGCGAATATTGTTTCCACTACATTGCAGGGCGCTGGTTCGCGTGTTGTCACGCGCACGACCCTGACTTCTTCGGACACTTTCACCTATAACCAGAACAAGGGCGCAATCCTTATTCTGGACAACGTGACGGCTGGCGCACTGACCGTCAACATCGACGGCGCTGGTGGTTCAACCGTTCCCGTTCCCGGCATCGGCGACATCAGTGTCACCGCTGGCTTTTCGACCGCCAGCATCGCTGCTGGCGCTTGCGTGGCTATCCCGCTGGACAGCATCTTCCAGTATTTGCAGGGCGTGATCACTGTCACTGGCGGAACCGGCATCAAGGCCACACTGGTCGAGTATTGATCTAATGGGGCGTGAAGCTGACAGCGCGGCGCGGCTTCTAGCCAAGAACGGGGAACTGGTCACAATCCAGTTCCCCGGTTCACCTTCCTATGATCCGATCACTGGGGCGGCTGCCGCAGTGCAGGCTGCGACTTCAGTGTCAGCCAATGGCTATCCGGCAGCCTACACCAGCGCCAACATCGACGGCACCGTCATCAGGCAGAACGATATTCGCCTGCTGCTGGAACTGATCAGCCCGCGACCTATTCGCGGCTGTCTGGCCGTGGTCGATGGCGTGACCTATCAAGTTCTTGATGTGCAGGCGATCCGCAAGGAAGCTGCCGATGTCATGTTCATCTGTCAGATCAGGGCAAGCTGATGGCCGCAGACTTCCAACTTCCTATCGGTTCGCGTGTCTGGTTCCCTGCAAAATGGGAATGCGGGACGCTGGACAGCGTGCTGCACGACAGCGACGGCAATGTGATGGCCTATGTGATCCTGAAGGATGACGGGAAATATCATGCGGTCGATATGCAGACCGTTGAAATCAAGGACGCTGACGCATGAGCAATCAAGCTATTGCGGCGGCACTGGCGCAGCGTCTGGCGCTGCTGGACTTGCCGACAGCTTATGAAAACGCACCGTTCACGCCAGTGGCCGGGCAGACGTTCATCGCTGAAAATTTCCTGCCTGTCGCCACGCAGGCGGTGGGCATCGCTTCGAATTCGTCTGACAACTTCGGCGGCATCTATCAGGTCACTGTTCATGCGCCGACCGGCAGCACGAAGGGTGCGGGCTATGCCATGGCCAAGCAGGTGCAGGATCACTTCCCGCGTGGCTTGGTGCTGACCTATCAGGGCCAAACCGTCACCATCATGCAGTCATCGCAGGGGCCGTCGTTCACCGATGGCGACCGCTGGCTGGTGCCGGTGTCGATCAATTATAGGGGCTTTGCGTGATGCAGCAGGCCACCACCTTTGCCGTGGACATTCAGAAGTTCATTGAAAAGACCAATGTCGAAGCTGACAAGGTGGTTCGCAAGGTCTGTCTTGATCTGATGACCGGCATCGTCATGAAGACACCAGTGGACACTGGCCGGGCGCGGGCGAACTGGCAAGCATCTATAGACACGCCTGCATCGGGCGCAGTCACCTTTAACGCTGATGCAGGGTCTGGCGCGAAAGCACCGGGCGAAAGCGCATCATCTGCTTCGGCGATTAGTGGTGGCCTGTCTGCCGTCACGCAAGCAACTGGCCGCGTGTTTTGGCTAGTGAATAACCTGCCCTACATCTACCGGCTAGAATATGGGGCATGGTCAAAACAGGCACCGCATGGTATGGTGCGCACAACAATCGCCGAAATCCAGCGCAAGCTGACTTAAATCAAGAGGAGTGAAAGACCATGGCAACTGATATTTTTTCCAGCGTTGGCACCACCGTTTCGGTGTCTGCGACTGCACCTGCTACCTATGACGCATCTGGCTTTGCTGCCCTGACTTGGGTGCAGTGCGCTGAAATTTCCGATCTGCCGTCTTTCGGCACTGAAGCTGCGCTTGCAACGCACACGCCATTGAAGACTGGTGTCGTGGCAAAGCGCCGTGGCAGCCTGAACTATGGCAGCGTCGGCCTGACGATGGCTTATTCTGACGCTGATGCCGGTGCTGCGATCCTTCGCACCGCTGGTGATGCGGCTGCCGGTGTGAACAGCTTCATTTCGTTCCGCATCACGCTGAAAAACGGCGACCTTCAGTATTTCCAAGGGCAGGTCATGTCTTACAAGACGACTGTCGGCAATGCTGATGGCATCACGATGATCGAATGCGCTGTCGAACTTGACGGCAGCATCGTCAAGGTCGGCTAATTTAGCCAAGACGAACGGGTCGGGATAGCGTTCATGGCGCGATAAGGGCGGCTTCATCCACCGCCTTTCCCGATCCAACTTTCTGGATGCAATGTGAAGGGTGACACAATGGACTTGAACAAACTGAAGCCAGTGATGGCAGACGAAGGCGCGATTATGCAGGTGCGCCATCCTGAAACTGAAGACGCAATCGACGGCATGACCATCACGCTTCTGGGTCAGGACAGCGCAGTCTATAAGAAAATCCAGCTTGGGAAGCAGCAGGCGGCACTGTCGCGCATCAGCAAGGGCAAGAAGGCCGTTGATCTGGACGCGACGAAGCTGGCTGAAGATGGCATCGACGATCTGGTGAAGCTGACAGTGGGCTGGGAAGGCTTCACGCTTGACGGCAAGAAGCTGGAAGCCACGCCTGACAATGTGCGCATGGTCTTTTCCGATTGGAACTGGCTGCGTGAACAGGCGCAGGAGTTCGTCGCCGACCGGGCGCACTTCTTTCGCTGAACTGCAAAACGATCTGACGCTGTTCGTGAAGCAAGCGGCATGGCTGAACACCGTGCCGGAAAAGCAAAAGCGGTCGCGTCGGGAAACAAAATCCACAGGGATGCCGCCGATTGAAGCTGGTGGCTACCTGCTGGAAATTCTGTTCGAAGTCGGGCCGACAAAGCCTGCTGGAATGGCAGGCCAAGTCGGCATCGACGAAATCGACCTTCTGGCATGGCAGACGAACCAAGACATTCGTCTGACCGGCTGGGAGGCAAGAACGATCAGGCTGCTGTCGCGTGAATATGCGTCAATGCTGGTCGAAGCATCAGATCAAAATTGCCCGCCACCATGGGTTGCCACGGTGGTGATCACTGAAGATCAGCGGGACAAGATCGCCGATGCCATGTCTGCGTGGGCAGATCGCCTGAACGCGCAGCGTGGTGGATAGTCTGCGACCTTGCTTTTCACGGCTTTATGCGTCAATAATAGGATGGAATTTCTCACAATCGGAGCGCCAGTGGTATGCCAGACCTGTCAACCTTGCGCATTGCCGTCGATAGTCGCGATGTTGTCAACGCGACTTCGAACCTGCAAGGCATGGGTCGGGCTGCCGATAGCACTGAAAGCGCACTTCAAGGACTAGGCCAAGCTGCTGACAGTGCCGAAAATGCGCTTCAGGGTGTTGGCACGGCAGCCGACAGTGCCGAAAGCGCACTGGGTGGCGTCGGTGGTGCCACAGCACGCACCAGCGCAGGTCTGGCGTCGATGCGGGGCTTTGCCCGGCAGGCGAACGAAGCCATGGCCGCAGGCACCACGGCAGCCGCTGCAATGGGGGCCAGTCACAGCCTTGCTTCACATCATGTCACGAACCTTGCGTTTCAGGTGCAGGACTTGGGTGTCCAGCTTGCCGGTGGCGCAAACCCAATGGTGGCGTTCATCCAGCAGGGGTCGCAGGTCAGCGGCATCATGATGCAAGCTGGTATGGGTGTCGGCAGCTTCAGCATGGCCATTGCGTCAATGCTGGGGCTGGTGAAGGTGTCGTCGAGTGCGGCAGCAGACGGGGCGCTGGCCGTCGCCAGTGCGCAGCAGGCACAGATCGCATCTGCCGCACGCGCAGCGCAAGCCAGCATGGCCGCTGCTGAAACCGAAGTCATTCTGGCTGAAGCGAATGCTGAAGTGGCTGTCACTGCGCAAGCATCTGCCGCAGCGCAAACCCGTCTGGCTTCTGCCAGCGCACGCCTTGCAGCCGCGCAGACCGAAGCAGTCGTCAGCGCAGAAGTGTTGGCCGTCGCAGAAGCTGAAGTCGCTGTCGCGGCCACCGCAGCGGCGGCTGCCACGACCGTCGCGCTGGCACCGTTGGCAATCATTCTGGCTGCTGTCGCAGCGGCTGCGCTTGCTGTCTATGCGGCCTTCAAACTGTTTCAATCGTCGGTCGCCAGCACTGGCGAGGTGCAGAAATATGCCGACAGCCTTGGCTTGACGAAGAAGGAAATGAAGGAACTGAAGGATGTTCATGTCACCTTCGGCGACACACTTTCTGGCGTCTGGAAGACGATCAGCGATGGCCTTGGGCTGGAACAGGTCTGGAAGTCGATCAGCGACTTTGCGGTCAATGCGTTCAAGTTCATCCTTGATGCAGCCATGAAAGCCACGGCTGGCATCTATGCTGGCTTCTTGGGAACCTATGACGCGATCAAGATCGTCTGGAATAACCTGCCTGCCGTGCTTGGCGATGTGTTCGTGCAGATGGCGAACAAGTCGATCAGCGCAGTCGAAAGCCTGATCAATGCCGTGATCGGTGGCATCAATTTCGTGGCCGCTAAGGCAAACGGCATCATGCAAGAAATGGGCATCGCGTTCCAGTTTGCTGAAGTGCAGACAGTCAAGCTGAACCGACTGGCTAATGAAAACGCTGGCGCGGCTGCGCAGGTGACTGCGCAAGTGTTCGACGCCTATGCCAGCCGCTATCAGGAAGCCTTGTCTGGCATGGAAGCCATCGGCATTCAGATCAGGCAAAACATCCTTGACGCCACCAAGGCACGGCTTTTGGCGCAAGCGAACGAAATGATCGACAGGCGCGGCGCGGGGCCAAGGCCCGGCGAAAGCGATGCCGCCAAGCTACTGGAGCAGCGCACAAAAGCTGCGAACGACTTTATCGACGCGACCGTGAAGCAGGCGGCAACGCTGGGCATGACTGCGATCCAGTTGAAGCAATATGAAATTGCAGCAGCCGCTGCTGCTGCACCTACCGACGCGCTAAAGAACAGGATCATCGAAGTCGGTGCCGCACTGATTGAAGGCATGAAGGCGCAGAACCTGAATGACTTCATCAAGAACGTCATCGCGCCGCTGGAATTCGAAAACACCTTGCTGGATATGAATGCCCGGCAGCGTGCGGTCGCCACTGCCGAACGCGCCATGGAAAATGCGGAAATTGAGCGCGGGTCTGAAGCATGGAACCGCTATCTGGTCGCGGTCAACGCGGCGCAGGATGGCGTGAAGACCTATCAAGACGCTTTCCTTGCCATGAAGTCAGATGTCGATCTGGCTGGCGTCTTTGGTGACACCGGCAAGGCTATGGGCGGCCTGCTGAACACATTCGACAGGCTGATCGAACGCCAAGAAGCCTATGCGAAGGCCGTCGAGGAAGCCGGGGGCGACACTGTTAAGCTGCAAGCGATCCAAGCGCAGCAAGCACGCCTGCAACTGAACAACTATGGCAACATGGTCGGCGCTGCGAAGGGCTTCTTCAAGGAGGGCAGCAAGGGCTATAAGGCGCTGGACGCTGCCGAAAAGGTCTTCAGGGCTGCTGAACTGGCGATAGCGATCAAGAACGCTGCCGTGAAGATCGGTCTGCTTGGCGCGACCACTGCCGCTGCCGTCACTGGATCGGCAGCAGAAGTGGCTGCAACCGCAGCGGCTGAAGCGGCCAAGACTGGCGCGACCGCAGCAGGCACTGCCGTGCGCACACCGATGAAGGTCGCTGAAGGTGCGGCCAGTATGTTTGCGTCACTTGGCCCGCTTGGCTTCGTTGCAGTTGCAGCAATGCTGGCGGCGATGGCTGCGCTGGGCTTTAGTGGCGGTGGAAGCAAAGGCAAGCCACCGGCAGCGAACACCGGCACCGGCACCGTCTTTGGCGACAGCACGAAGCAATCGGAAAGCATCCAGAAAAGCATCGAACTGCTGGCCAGTGTGGACACGCTGACGATGCGCTATTCAGCACAGATGGCGTCAAGCCTGCGCAACATCGAAGGAAACATCGGCGGGCTGACGAACCTTGTCCTGCGCACGAACGGCATGGCCGGATCGGCTGCGGGCATTCAGGAAGGCACTAAGGTCACTGGTGCGCTTGGTCTGCTGACTGGTGCAATGAACAAGGTGTCGAACGTGCTGGGAAGCAGCACCGGCAGCGGCATTGCGGCTGGCATTGGCTTCGCGCTTGGCGGGCCTGTCGGCGCGGCCATCGGCTTCATCGGTTCAAAACTGCTTGGCGCTGTCGGCAGCATCATCGGCAGCGTGGTCAAGGCACTATTCGGAACCAAGACCAGCATCACTGCGCAGGGCATCACTGGGCAGTCGCAGGCGCTTGGCGGGATCGTCGATAATGGCTTTCAGGGCCAGTATTATTCAGACATCAAGAAGACGAAGAAATTCTTCGGCATCAGCACCGGCAGCAGCTATTCAACGCAGACTACGGCTGCCGATGCGGAACTGAACCGCCAGTTCAGCCTGATCTTCACCGGCTTCTATGACGCCATCAGCGCGGCTGCCGTGCCACTTGGCCTGTCGCTGACCGATGTCGAAAAGCGGCTGAACGGCTTCGTGGTCAACATCGGCAAGATCGACCTGAAGGGGCTGACCGGCGACCAGATCAATGAAAAGCTGACAGCGGTATTCGGCGCGGCAGCCGATAGTATTGCACGCGCAGCCATCCCCGGTCTGGATGTGTTCCAGAAGGTCGGCGAAGGCTATTTCGAAACGGTCGTCAGGGTGTCGAGCGGCATCGAACAGGCTGGCGTCATGCTGCAACAGCTTGGTATCAAGGCCATTGCCTACACTGAAATTCTGAACACGCAGGGTGATGTCGCGGCTGAAATCATTCGCCAGTCGATCTTGGTCAATGAAGCCAGCCTTGGCGTGGCCGGTGGCTTCGCTGAAATCATCCAGAACGCCAATGGCACCGCCGAAGAACTGGTCGGGCTGGTCAACCAGCTTCGTGAATTGCAGAAGATGGTCGTTGTCACCGGCAAGGCAGCCATCGACCTGACCACCTATATGATCCTTGGCGCTGGTGGTGCTGATGCGCTGGCTGCTGGCCTGCAAGCATTCTATGACAGCGTGCTGACTGACGCTGAACGCAGCAACATGGCGCTGACGAACCTTGCCAAGCAGTTTGGCAACCTTGGCCAAGCCTTCCCGACGACACTGGCTGGCTTTGCGGCCCTGATCGCATCCATCGACACCACGACATCTGCTGGCCAGCAGCTTTATGGATCGCTGATCGCGCTGACGCCTGCCTTCGTCGATGTGATTGACGCGGCCAATGCGGCACGCGATGCGGCGGCGCAGGCCGAAACCAGCGCCATCGACAATCTGCGCAACGCAGTGGATGGCTTGAACAGCGATGTGGCCAAGGCCGAAACTGCGCTGGCGACTGCTGTCGCAGCGGCTGCCAAGAAGCAGCAGGACGCAGCCAAGGCCGTGCTTCAGACGCAACTGGATGGCCTAAAGGAACAGCAGAAGGCTGCCACGGCTGCCGTCAATCAGTTCGATGCGCTGGGCCAGTCGATGCGGTCGTTCAGCGACAGCATCATGCCACTGACTGAAGGCGGCGCTGGACTGGCTGCACTTCAACAGCAATTCGCATCGGTGGCCACGCGGGCGCAGCTTGGTGACACGCAGGCCATGGGTGATCTGCCGGGCATCGGCAAGTCGCTGGTCGATACGACCATGGCGAACGCTTCAGATCGCACTTCAATGATCATCGCGCTGGCTGCCATCAAGGCGCAGACAGATGCAGCCATCGGAACCGCCGACCGTCAGAAGACCATCGCTGAACAGCAGCTTGAAGCCCTGAACACGCAGATCACTGGCGTGACCGATCAGATCGCGGCCATCGGTGCCACGACCGAAGCGGTGCTGTCGGTGGCCGATGCGCAGGCGGCACTTGATGCAGCACGCGCTGCCCGCGAAAATGCCCTGATGGAAATCAACCGGGCTGGCTTTGCTGACTTGCTGGATGTCAGCACGCAGAGCAATGCGCAACTGGTCACGATTGCCGTCGCGGCCATCAAGCAGGCGCAGGCGCAGCAAGTCGCAGCCGATGCAGCTTCTGCTGCCGCTGTCGTGGCCGCACAACAGGCGGCTGCTGATGCGGCTGCTGTTGCTGCCGCCAATGCTGCGGCTGCCGCTGCTGCGGCTGCGCAGGCTGCCGCAGATGCCGCTGCGGCTGCTGCCGCAACGACTGCGGTGGACTATGCCAACATCGCAGCATGGATGAAGGCCAATGGCTACAGCATCCCCGGCTTCGCTTCTGGTGGCGACTTCGGTGGCGGTCTTCGGATCGTCGGCGAGAACGGGCCAGAATTGCAGGCCACTGGGCCATCGCGCATTTATAACGCAAATCAGACCGCTGCCATGCTGCAAGGCGGTGAAACCGCTGACGAAATCAAGTCACTGCGCAGCGAACTGAAATATGCTATGTTCACGATTGCAAAGAACACCGGCAAGACCGCTGATCAGCTTGGCCGCTGGGATGGTGATGGACTGCCTGAAACTAGGACTGTCGCTGCATGAGGATCATCACACCGATCAATGTGACCGAGCCGACCACGTTCACGCGGGCTGGAACGGCCACCTATACGACCAAGGCCGGGCTTCTGGCCACGGCTGCGGCTGGTGAACTGCGGCCCTATTATCTGGCGACTGAAACGCATTTGATGGGTGTCCTGATCGAAGCAGCAGGCACAAACCTTGCCCTGCAATCAGAAGACTTCACCAGTGCAAGCTGGGCGAAAACCAACGTCACGGTCACAAGCACGACCAACACCGACCCAAAAGGCACGACCACCGCTGACACGCTATCAGCCACCGTGGCAGATGGGGTCGCATCACAGACGATCACATTCACCGGAAACGCAGACAAGGCAATTTCGATCTGGCTTGATGCAGGAACCGCTGCCGCCACACATATCATCCTGCAAGACACCACGGCCAGCGCGGTGCGTCTGCGGGCAAATGTGGCATGGGCGGCAGGTGTCCCAACCGTGACGATGGTCACTGGCACCATGGTGCTGCTAGAAACCTTCGCCAATGGCCTTTATCGCTTGCAGATGACCGCCACTGGCGTGATCGCGGCCAACACGAATTCACTGCGCATCTATCCAGCCGGGCTTGGAACCAGCGCCACCGGAACCGTGATTGCATGGGGTGCGCAGGCTGAAAATGTCACCAAGCCCACAAGCTACATTGCCACCACGACGGCGGCTGCATCCCGCGTGGCTGACGCAATGACTGGCACCGGGCTGGCCTTTTCAAATGTGCCTGAAACTGATTATCCACAATGGTCGGCTGGCACTTATACGCTGGGAACGCGCAGGCTTTACCTGCTGAAAGTCTATGAAGTGATCGTCGCCAGCACGACCGACAACCCGGCGACTGGTGCAGCACTTGCAACGCCTTCATGGCTGCTGATCGGCAGCGAGAACCGTTATAAGATGTTTGACCAGACCATCAGCACGCAGACTGCGCAGGCGACCAGCATCGAAGCTGCGGTCACGCCGGGCGGGATTGTCAACGCGGTGGCCTTCTTCGGCCTGTCTGGCAACCGGGTCACGGTCACGGTCGATGATCTGTCTGAAGGCATCGTCTATGACACGACGAAATCGCTGCAAGATTACACTTCGATCATCGACTGGTATGCCTATTTCTTCGACGACATCGTGCAGCGCACCGACATCGTGTTCCTTGACCTGCCAAGCTACGGCAGCGCCACGCTGGGCTTCACCATTGAAGGCGTGGCCGCAGAATGCGGTGAAGTTGTCTTTGGTCGCCAGAAAATCCTTGGCGTCAGCAACTATGGCACCAGCATCAGCATTCAGGACTATTCGATCAAGTCGCGGGATGCCTTTGGCAACACAATCATCACGCAGCGGGCCTTCAGCAAGCGGGCCGACTATGATGTGACGGTCGAAACCGCTGCCGTTTCCGCTGTCCAGCAGGCGCTGGCAGCTATCCGCACCACGCCGACCGTGTTTGTCGGCGAAGAAGCAAAGGCTGAAACTATCGTTTATGGCTTCTATCGAGCCTTCAATATAGTATTGGCGAACCCATCGGTGTCTGACTGCACCGTCGAAGTGGAAGGACTTGTTTAATGCCAGCACCAACAATCACAGCATTGCCGACGCCACCGTCGCGATCTGACGATCCAGAAACCTTTGCCACCAAGGCCGATGCCTTCTTGGGTGCCTTCCCGCTGTTCCGCACCGAAGCGAACGCGCAGGCTTCCTATAATGACGGTGTGGCCACGGCAGTGACCACCAGCCAGACGGCTGCGGCCACCAGCGCCACCAACGCGGCCAGCAGTGCCACGGCAGCCGCAGGCAGCGCCACGACGGCAAGCACGCAGGCAGGCAACGCTTCGACCAGCGCCACGAACGCTGCCACCAGCGCCACGAACGCTGCTGCGAGCTACGACAGCTTTGACGACCGCTATCTGGGGCCAAAGGCCACCAACCCGACGCTGGACAACGACGGCAACGCGCTGCTGACTGGTGCAATTTATTTTAACACTACTTCAAACGAAATGCGGGTCTGGTCTGGTTCAGCTTGGCTGGTGACATACAATCCCGGCGCAGGTGGCACAACCACCAACCCGCTGACCATTAACAACGGCGGCGCAGGTGTGGCGTCTGGCGGGACGTTCAACGGTGCTTCGGCAATCACACTTAGCTATAATTCGATTGGTGCGGCACCCCTTGCTGCGCCGACGTTTACTGGCGTTCCTGCCGCGCCGACAGCAGCGGTGGACACCAACACCACGCAGCTTGCGACAACAGCTTTTGTTATCGGTCAAGCGTATGCGAAGCTGGCTTCGCCTACACTGACCGGCACACCTGCGGCACCAACTGCTGCGGTGGACACGAACACAACCCAAGTGGCAACCACTGCCTATGTCGTTGCGCAGGGCTATCTGAAGTCGGCGACTGCTGGCACGACCTATGCGCCCATCGCTTCGCCGACCTTGACCGGCACACCGGCATCGGTGACGGCGGCAGTGGACACCAACAGCACGCAGATCGCCACCACGGCCTTCGTGGTGGCGCAGGCGTCGGCTGTCGCGCCTTCTGCACTTGGTGTGGCCGCAGTCGGCACATCGCTGCGCTATGCTCGCGCAGATCACGTTCACCTGCTGCCGACACTGGCCACGCTTGGCGCTGCCGCATCTGGTGCGAACACCGACATCACCGCACTTGATCACGATGTGACGCTGACGGCCACCGGCACCATCGGCATCAATAGCATCGGCTATCGTGGAGTGCCGCAGAATTCACAATCGGCGGCTTACACGCTGGCGCTGGTGGATAGCGGCAAGCACGTTCTGAACACGACTGGCGGCTTCATCATCCCGGCCAATGCCACAATCGCGTTCCCCATCGGGTCGGCGGTGTCTATCTACAACAACAGCGACACGGCGCAGACGGTCAACATCGCATCAGGAACGACCGACATCTTGCGCACGCCAAACACAACTGGCGCGGTGGTGACGCAGGCCAATTTCACGGCAACCTTCAGCGGCACCGTCATGAACATCAGCGCGGTGGCTTCTGGCACGCTTGCAGTCGGCCAGACCGTCATCGCTGGTGGTAACACGTTGACCATCAGTTCATTCGGCACTGGTTCAGGCGGCACCGGCACCTATAACATGAGCGCCAGTTATACGAACGCGACTGGTGCTAGCTACACGGCCACAAGGGTGATCCCTGCAACCATCACGGGTCAGGTGGCGGTGGTCACTGGTTCGATTGCCACAACATCGCTGAACGTCACCGCAGTGACCAGCGGCACCATTTCACCGGGTCAGGTGATCAGCGGCACTGGCGTCACGGCTGGAACGAAAATTCTGGGCCAAGTCAGCGGCACCACTGGCGGCATTGGCATCTATACGGTCAGCGCATCGCAAACCGTGGCCAGCACGACGGTGACTGCTGCCATCGCCACGAAGTCGCTGGCGGCACGCGCACTGGCAACTTTCCTGAAGGTGGCCGCGACTGAATGGATTTATATCGGTGGGCTGTCCTGATGTCTGGCATTCAGCAAATGCTGCTTGGTGGTGGTGGTGACACCGAAATCGTGGGCGTTGCCTATTGGTCGATAGCCTATGATGCCAACTATGGTTTCAGCTTTTTTGGTGGAACCATCACTGATGGAAAGTTTGCACCATGCGGCGGCGCACCGATCACTTCGCTATATGTTGGCGGCATCGGCTCTTTCAGTGTTCAGTTGGTAATCGTCGGAGACTTCGGAAATTCTGGCTTTGAAATCATGACCATTACAAACTCAACTGGTGGCGTGACCGTGCTTTATAGGAATGATGCCACCTTTGCATCTGGAATTGGCACGACAAACTGGTCGTGGCCTTCGACGACAAATGGCGAATTTGGCGCAAATGGCACCACCGCAACAGTTGTCTTCAGCTAAGGAAAAGCCATGAACTTTCTGCATTATGAACCAGCAAACATTAGCGGCCAACGAATGAACCGGGCATGGTATGGCAGCATCTATTTTGAAGTGCCGGGCATCTTTAAGCCTGATGGCACACTGGATGATGACGCCAACACCATGAACTTGTTCGACAAGGTGGCTGGAATGTCTGCCAATCGGCAGCGTGCCGCAGATATTGTCATGATCCAGCGTCTAGGCCGTGGCCTTCAAGACAAGGTGTTTGTCGATGGTCAGATCGTGCGTGAAGATGCCAGCCTGTTCTATCCGCAGGCGCGGGGCTATCTGGCCACGCTGGTCGATGCCTTCCCGAACAGCTTCGTCGATTATGGTGGGCGCGAAAGCAATGTGCTGGGTGCCTATGATGCCTATCGCGAACCATATCAGAACCCGTCGATCAGTTGGTATCAGTTCACACTGCCACCTGCCGCAGTGATCGAACGCTATCAAATTGCCGACGATCTGGCTGCCTACGGCACCAAGGTGCTGCCTTGGTTCGGCCTGAAGCACGATCTGGTCACAAAGGCGATCTTGATGAAGCTGGTGGTTCAGGATGTGGCCTTTGACAAGCCAGACCTTCCAGCCGGTGACCACTTCTATGCCGTGACCTATGACGAAGCTGGCAAAATGAATGCGCTGGTCGATGCCTACATCATCACGACCGCCGACTTCATGCGCGACTATTGCGACCGGCATGGCCTGCTGTTCCCGGTCGATGATGCCATGGCTGAAGTGATCACCATGTGGGGCGTGGTCTTTGATGCCGACACTTTGGCCCTGACGACGGTAAAGGCTTATTATGAATATGGTGAAACGCCTACCTTCTGAAGACATGGAAGCAATCGACGCACGCTTCTGGGCGCAAGTCGAAGTCGAACGCCAAGCCCGGCAACATTTCCAGCGTGAAATGCGGTCGAAATTGAGTTATAACGCCATAAAGTATCAATCACCGAAGGGATCACCGCCATGAAAGAACCGACGAAAGCCAAGGCGACCAGCGTCAAGGTCAACTATATCAAGTTCAAAAACGGCGAAGCGGTGCCTTGTGCTGCCACTTCTGGCGCAGCAGCCGAACCAGCATTGAACACTAAGCTGGTCAAGCAGGCGCGTCATGGCGTGACCTTTGTCGCTGCTGGCCCGGTTCGGATTGTGGCGCAGGGCGAAGGCGTGAAGCAGGTCAATGCGCTGTCTGGCCCATCTGACTATTTCATGTCGGTCGGCGATCACAACGTCGATGGTGTCGAAGTTCTGACGCCTGCGGCTTCGCACACAATCACCGGCACAGCCGATCTGGTCGTCTGCGAAATTGAAGATGAGCGGTGCGACAAGTTTCAAGTGTTCACCGGCCCGGCTGCTGTCAGCGGCGCAGCGTTCATTCACTATGCGGTCGGTTCGCGCCAACTGATGACCATTGAAAACAGCGATGGTTCAACCTTCTTTGTCGATGCCGGTGAAACTGCCGTCGTCGGCTTCGCAGCCTGAAAGTGAAGTGGGCCATGGATGGAACGACTATTGCGGCCTTGATCGCCTTCCTTGGCTTGGCCGGGTCTGGCATTGCTGTTTGGGTGTCACTGCGTGAACGGCTAGTTCGCGCTGAAACGAAGATCGAAGGGCTGGAAGCGCAGCACAAGGATCACAAGTCTGATGTGCAGCTTCTTCGCGAATGGCTGGAAGGCCAGTTCGCAGAACTGCGCAAAGGGCTTGATCGAAAGGCAGATCGCTGATGACTGAACCTGCATGGCTGACCATCGCCAGATCGCACATCGGCCTGAAAGAAATTCCCGGCCCGACGCATAGCAACGTCATCACCGGCTGGCTGTCAAAGCTGGGCGCATGGTGGCGTGAAGATGAAACGCCATGGTGCGGCACCTTTGTGGCGCATTGTATGCAGGCCGCTGGGCTGCCCTATCCGAAAGACTGGTTTAGGGCAAAGGCATGGGCTGACTATGGGGCGCTGCTGCGGCCTGAACGACTGGCACCGGGCGCACTGCTGATCTTTGATCGCAAGACCGCCAGTGGCCGTTCGGTCGGTGGCCATATCGGCTTCTATGTTGGCGAAGACAAGTTTTGCTATCATGTGCTGGGCGGCAATCAATCCGACAGCGTTTCAGTCGCACGCATCGTCAAAAGTCGCTGCATCGCAACGCGCTGGCCGAAGGATGTGCCGGTCGGTGCTGGCCCTGTTACCGTCGCCAGCAATGGCGGCACCATTTCCACCAACGAAGCATGAGGAACAAGACCATGGTCAAGTGGATCATCGAACGACTGAAAGAACCTTCGACCTTTGCAGGTCTGGCGGGCCTTGCCGGTGCCTATGGCATCGCGCAACCGCTATATCAGGCCAGTGTGGCCGTCGTCATGGCTGTCGCCGGTCTGGCGGCTGTCCTGATGGCTGACAAGCCCAAAGCCTGATGATCAAGCTGCTGGCGGCGCTGTTTGTGTTTCTAGGCAGGCTTCTGGGCCTGCTGAAAGAACGCAAGTTGGAAGAACAGGGCCGCCAGCAGGCCATCAAGGAACAAGAAAATGAAATCACAAGGCAAGTCGAACTGGCGGAATATGTCGATCTGCATCCTGATCATGATCGGGATGAACGGTTGCGCAACCGTTTCGACCGTTCCCGTTCCGGTGAATAGCTACTGCCTTGTGGCCACGCCCATCAGCTACGACAGCAAGACTGACAGTTCTGCGACCGTGGCCGCTATTGAGAAGCACAATTCAATTTGGATGTGCATCTGCGAAAAGGACTGTCCAGCCAAGTCAGGATCATGAATGTTCAAGTTCGACCCGGCCTTGCTGCCGTTTTGCACCGACCGGCAGCGTGAACTGCTGGAAACATGGGATCGACTAGGAAGCCTTGCTGAAGCGGCCCGCACACTGGGCTGCGACAAAAAGAACTTTGATCTTGCCATCAAGGCCGTCGTGAAGAAGGCCGTGCTTCAGGGCTATTCGCCAGATCATGACATGATCAGGACGGTGCCTGATGGCTTCATGGTCAAGGGCGTGTCCAGCTATTACAAGGCTACGCCAGACGGCCCGGCGCAATGGGTTAAGAGCAGCGCCACGCAGCAGGCGATCATCGACGCGCTGCGCGATGTTGTCGAAGCCTTGAAGCAGGACATCCCGTTTGCGGCTGCCATCACACCGCCAGATCATGTCGATGCAGACTTGTGTAACCTTTATACGTTCACCGACTATCATTTGGGAATGCTGGCGTGGAACGAAGAAGGCGGCGCTGACTGGGACATCAAGATCGCTGAAGACATCCTGATCAGCGTCATGGGCCGCATGATCGACCAGTCGCCAAACGCTGAAGGCGCGATCATCAACATTCAGGGCGACTTCTTGCACACCGATGGCAAGACGCCAGTAACACCGACCAGCAAGCACGTTCTGGATGCCGACAGCCGGTTCCCGAAAATCCGCAGAACGGCAATCAGGGTGATCAGGCAGATGGTCGCAATGGCGCTGGCAAAGCATGAGGCAGTTCATCTGGTGATCGCCGAAGGCAACCACGACGAAGAAAGCGCAGGGTGGCTGGCTGACCTATTTGCGGTTCACTATGAACAGGATGACCGGATCACGGTTAACAACGCTTCCCTGCCGTTTTATGTCGTCGAATGGGGCCAGACCATGATCGGCATCCACCATGGCCACAAGGTCAAGAACGAAGCCCTGCCACTGCTATTCGCCGCACAATATGCGGCGATCTGGGGCCGAACACACCGCAGGGAAATCCATTGCGGCCACCGGCACCACCGCGATGAAAAGGAATATAATGGTGTGACCGTCATTCAGCATCCAACGCTATCGGCCCGCGATGCCTATGCCGCACGCGGCGGCTGGATCGCTGACCGGGCTGCGTGGTCGGTGACATATCACAAGACATTCGGGGCTGTTGGCCGGGTAATGGTCACGCCTGAAATGTGCGCAAAGCTAAACTGAAAGGACGATCCAGATGCCACTGAAAAAAGGCTATAGCCAGAAGACCATCAGCGCCAACATCAGCCGCGAAGTGAAGCGCGGCCATCCACAGAAGCAGGCCGTGGCCATTGCCTTGTCGGTGGCAAGCGATGCCAAGAAGAAGGCCAAGAAACGCTGATCAACAGGTCTGCCACTAAATAGGTGCATTTAATGGCAGCCCGATGATCACCGCCTGCGCTGGGCGCGGGCAAGCATTCGCTGACCAAAGAAGATGACCTTTTCGGCATCATAGGCTTCGGTCGTGCCGGTCTTGCCACGGCCCTGCCGACCGGCAGCGATGCGCCAAGCGGCCTTGAAGGCATTGGCGACATCATATTCCATCGACAGGGCTTCAATGATGTCATTGCATTCGGCCATATATGGCTGGCCGCCAGATGTCGGGTCTTCGACCTGCACCTTGTAATAGTCAGATGATCCGCCAGTCAATTTTGTCATTGCCTAAAACCTTTGCGCTTTTGGTCGATCTGCGGCTTGCTGGCGCACGTTTGGCGCAGGCATGACAGAACACCGTTCAATGGGATGGTGGCCTTGCAATAGTCACACCAGATCGCTTTGGCGTTCATTGGCGTGCGACCTTCTGCTGTTGCTGGCCCGAAAGAAGTTCAAGCATCCCATAGGACGCAGCTTCCCGTTCCAGATGGGCAAGGCGAGTGCGGGCGCGTTCCAACTGTTCAGGAAGGACGCGCTGGCGGTATAAGATGCGGTCAATGCGATCAACGGCCACGGCTGATAATCCTGAAGGCTTTGCGAAGGTCGCGCTGGATCGACCAGAAGCAGGCGATGCCGATGGCGGCGAAAACGACTTCGATGATGATGTGAATGATGTGCATGATGGTGTTCCTTGTAATGGTGGGCGGGCCACGAAGCCCGCCCTGATGGTTTCAAGCAAAATGATAATCGCAGACTTGATCAAACAGAACCGCTTCACCAGCTTCGCGGGCTGCATGACGTTCGCGTGCTGCGAAATATCCAACAGCGTCGGCTTCCTGATAAGCTGCCGAACCATAAGCGGGATCAACTTCGTTCCAATGACCAAGATCAAGATCGCGACCGGCAGCGACAGCGACTTCGATGCGGGCCAGAAGGCGATCAGCTTCAGCTTCGGCAGCGCCAACTTCCCGACGCGCCCAAAAGCGAAAACCGTCTTCGTCAACAGCGCGAACATGATCCATAAAAGAACGATCATGAGCGAAACGACGACCAGAAGCATCTTCGGCGATCACATAAAGGGCGCGACCTACTACGACAGAACCATCTTCGTCACGACCAAGATCGACCAGATCGTCGCGAACCGCAAAAATAAGAGCCATTTCCGTATTCCTTCTTCGTTGATGTCCCCTGCCTTTAGGGCGCTGCGCCCTACCTGTCAACAGGGGTCAGAACGGAACGAACAATTCCCAATGATCGCAGCCATCTTTCCACGCTTCGACCGGGATCGTGTCCTGCCACTTCTTGCAGAAGCCACTGTCGAAGTGATCGCATTCGATGCAGCGCGGTTCGTCCAACTTCTGCCCTGTCATGGTGGCTGCCGACTGGATGATGTCGCGCAGGTGCTGTCTGGTGAAAATTCTCATGTCAAAAGTTCCTTGTGATCACGCGATGGAACTTGCCTTCGCGCTTATAGGTGATGGTGGATGGTGGCTTGCCTTCGTTCATCGCGTCGGCGATGCCTTCAAGGTCGTCATCTGGCGAAAGGACGATGCCAGAACGCTGCGCCAGTGTGAAGACCAATGATCTGTTGCGCTGGCCGAACTGGCCTTCGTGCTTGACCGGCAGATATTCGGTCACGCTGTCAGCAAACCCACCATAGTAAGTGATGGCCAGCATTTCATTGCCACTGGTGCGGCCAACGTGCTTGCGCCAGCGCCAGTCAGTGACGACCATTTCCAGCGGCGCAATGCCCATGATGTCGTCATGGTGAAGCTGGACGATCTTTTCCTTGGCTTCGAATTCGAATTCATGGCCGCAGGTCGGGCAGGTCTTGGCGGCTGCTGCGACAATTTCATCGCAGGTCGGGCAGTCTTTCGTCGGCGCATCGCCTTTACCGGGCTTGCCGGGCGGTTCGATGGCAGTGATCGGGCCATGGCGCTTCACGTTGCCAGCGAAGTCGAGAACAAGGCAGTGATCGGTGTGCGACTTCAGGCGCATTCCGCGACCGGCCATCTGAAGATAAAGGCCGGGCGACATGGTGGGCCGCGCCATGATGATGCAGTCGGTGTCTGGCGCATCGAAGCCAGTGGTCAGCACGTTTGCATTTGTCAGCGCACGCAGCTTGCCAGCCTTAAAGGCGTCGATGATCCGGCTGCGGTCTGACTTGGCGGTCTTGCCGGTCACGCACGCAGCCTGCACGCCTTGCCGGTTCAATTCTTCGGCCATGTGTTCAGCATGATCGACACCAGTGCAGAAGAACAGCATCGACCGGCAATGCCCGGCCCTGCGCATGGTTTCGCTGACGATGGCTTCTGTCGTGGCCTGATTATCGACCGCAGCTTCAAGCGCACCGGGAATGAATTCACCGCCACGCTTGGCGACCGCTGAAACGTCGATCTGTTCATCGGTCAGCTTCGACCGCAGTGGTGCCAGATAGCCACCGAAGATCAATTCTTCGATGGTCACTGGTTCGATCAGGGCATCGAACAGCGTGTCTTCGCCTTCATGGATCATGCCATGCCCAAGGCGATAAGGCGAAGCTGTCAGGCCGATGATGCGCAGGGCTGGATTGATCGCCAGCAGGTCGCGCAAAAAGGTGCGATATTGACCGGCATCATGGTGGGCAATCAGATGGCATTCATCGACGATGATGATGTCGATGTGGCCCATCTTTTCAGCGTGCCGCCAGATCGACTGAATGCTGGCAAAGGTGATCGGTTCATCGACCTGCTTCTTGCCGATGCCTGCTGAATAAATGCCAAGCGGTGCATCGGGCCATAGGCCGACCATCTTTTCGGCATTCTGAAGGATCAGTTCCTTGACATGGGTCAGCATCACCACGCGGGTCGATGGCCACTGCGTCAGTGCATCACGCACCAGCGCAGCGTTCACCAGCGACTTGCCAGCGCCGGTCGGCAGGACAAGGCAAGGATTGCCGACATCATTGTCGGTGAACCAGTCATAGATCGCATCAATCGACCGCTGCTGATATTCGCGAAGCTGCACCTTCAGCCGACCACTTCTGCGCCGGGGAACACGCGGCGCACTTCGTCGATCATGGGATGGCCGGTGCAGGCCGATGGATTGGCAACAATTTCACGCGACTTGAAGCCTTCAGGCTTGCTGGTGTTCAGCACCGGCTTGCCGTCGATGATCCATGTCGCAGTCAGGCCGTCTTCGCTGGGCTGCATCTGCCACGGCACCATATCTGGATGAAGGATGTGATCGTCGCAGCCTGCGATCTGGGCTTCGACATCAGGGATCGGGGCATCCCACCGGGCGCAGTGCCATGTTCCTTCTGGCTTGGCGGTGACATGGGCGCAGGTGCGGCAGTTCGTTTCTTTGGTCGGCTGCTTTTCGTGGCAGAAGCTATGCGCGGCACACCACTTGCACTGATACCATGTTGGATCACCGCTGATCGGTTCAGGGATGCGTTCGCTGGTCGTGATCCGGTGCGCCTTAGCAACCAGTGCCAGCGCAAAGTCTTTGTCCAGCCTGACACGTTCGACATGAAGCTGGTCGTCATCCTTGCAGACGGCGAAATATAGGGCGCGGTCGATGTTCCGCTTCAACATATAGACCTGCATCTGGGCGTAGTGCATCGGCTTCGATGCCTGCACGCCTTGCGCCACCAGTTCCTTGAACGACTTCAGGGCATGGGTCTTAATTTCCAGAACGTGCATCTTGTTCGGGGCTTCAGGCACGCCGGTCACGATGCCGTCGAGCGATCCGCCGAAGTGGCCGTCGCTGATTGTGAACTGGCGGCGGGTCTTCTGGTCGTATTCATAGACCGTCAGGCCAGCGGCACGCAGATCGGACACGACCTGAAATTCTTCAAGCTGGCCGCGACGGAACAGCCGCAGCACGCGACCGGGGAACGGTTCGAAGACGGCCCACCGGAACGACAGCCACAGCCAGCGGTCACAGTGGTGGCCGATCAACGACCCACCAAGGTGCGGGCGCGGCTGTTGCTTGACGGCTGCTAGTGCGTCGAAAATCCGCTTCGGGATCGTGTCAGTCGGTGGCGGGATCGCGACCATGGTCGGCTTCCTTTTCGGTGATGGCTGCCCGCTTGATCTGGGCAATGACGTTCTTGGTGGCGTGGCCGGGGCCATCAGTGATGCGGCCTTTGGGGCAGATGCCGACGAAGCGGCCATTTAAGCGCAGCTTCAGATGACGACCGCCCACTTCGACAGACCAAGGCAGGCCGGTGGCCTTCATGGCCTTTTCGATGTCTGGGTGAATTCGCATTGCACATCCTTTGCGAATAGGTGCAGCGACCGGGCCATCCAACCCGGTCGCCACTGGTGGTCAGATCAACGCTTGGCCCATGGTGGTGCTGCACCAGCCGCTGCGGCTGGCTTGGGGGCGCTGCTGGCCTGCGTCGAAGGCATTGGCGGCGAACTGCCGTTGACTGCCTTGAACGCCTTCACTTCGTTCGACTTGCCATATTGAGGATCATCCTTGACCGACAGCTTGATCGCCATGCTGCCGCCGACCAGTTGGTCGGTGTCGTTCAGGGTCGGCACACCGATGGCCCGCAGGATGTCGCCAAGCTGCTGCCGACCAATTTCTTCAGCCTTCTGGCTGGCATTGCGCACATTGATGTTCGCAAACACCACGCGACCGGCATGGCTGGGGCCAGTGATCGACAGTTGCAGCTTGATATATTGGCCATTGCCAGCCTTGGTGCTGCAAAGTTCTGCGGTGCGAATGCTGCTGGTGTATTCGCCAGCAGGCAGAACGTCGAAGCTGGTGTCGCCGACAGGAAGGTCGGCTGCGCTGATTGTTTCGCCAAGAAATGCCATGTTTTTGTTCCTTTAATTGATCAGAAGTTCAATGGACACCGACGACCGGCTGGCCGTGGTGGTGATCGCGTCGGCCAGTGCCGATGTGATCGAAGGTGCTGCGTCTTTCCAAGCTGTCAACGCCAGTTCTGGCTTCCACCGGAACAAGCCCTGAAGCACTTCATTGCCGATGCCCGCATCAAGAGCCAGCGATTGCAGCTTGTCGCTGTCAACCTTGCGGGTGAAGCGGTTCGTGACCTTGATGATGTAGCCTTCGCGCTTCACCGTCTTGGTGCCTTCTTCGGTCGCCTTGATGCGCAGGAAGGCGATCAGTTCGTCTTCGATCTTGCGCCGATCCGCGACGATCTTGGCTTCGGCATCCTTGGCCTTGATCCATGCCGCCGACAGTTCGGCGATGTCATTGCCCGGCATCATACGTCACCGCCCATCTTTTCGATGATCGCGCCAAGGTGCGGGGCTTCCCAAGCATCCAGCTTGCCGCTGCGATCCTTGGCCTGCCACAAGCCATCACCTTCGGCCATGATGGCCCGCTGGTGGCCACCGTCAGCATCACGTTCGATGCGCAGGGCGAACACTTCGTCAAAGAAATATGGCAACTGCTGGGCCAGCTTATTGCCCGGCATCGAAGGAGCATAAAGGATGCGGCCCTGTTCGTCGGTGGCCTTTTCAACCTTGGCCGTGAACAGGACATGGCGACCGGGCAGATCGCGAAACGCACGAACGATGTCAGTGACCTGTTCCTGCATCGCACCATAGGCCGCACGCGGGTCTTTGGTCGCCTTCTTTTCGGCATTCAGCACGACTTCGGCAATTTCGCTAATGCTGTCGAGCGCCACCGACTTGAACTGCTTGGCTTCATCTGAACCAGTCAGCCACGCATAGGCTTCTTGCAGGGTGGCCAGATCGGCAATTTCGATGAAGGGCAGATCATGTCCGGCAATCGACAGAAGGCCACCTTCAGCCGACAGGATCACCGGGCTTGGCAGCGTCGGGATCAGTGATGTTTTGCCAGCGCCAGCTTGCCCATAAACGAGCATCTTGACGCCATTGGCCGACCCGCCAAGGGTCGATTTAAGGCTTATCGCCATGTGTGTTTCATCCTTCTTTTAAGGCTGCGGTCGGGAAATCCGGTGGCAGCGCAGTCGAAGCATAGGCTTGCGCTGCGAACATTGTCAACCTATGCTGCAAACATCTTCACCACCGAACTACACAAAAGGACAGATCAGGATGATGAACATGGATGAAATCAGGGCGGCGCTGGCCGACCGCAACCTGCGTGAAGTGTCGCGCCGATCTGGCGTGTCCTATCGCACGCTTTGGTCGATGGCCCGCGAAAAGACGGTGCCGAACTATGTCACGGTCAAGGCCGTGTCAGATTATCTGTCGGCAGATCGCGTGCGGGTGCCAGCATGAGCGAAGGCAACATCTTCAACCTGCTTGGCACCGCCTTTGACCCATCACAGCACCAGACACACACCGAACCGCCTGAAGCACAGCTTCGCGATGCGATGATGCGGGCTGGCGTCAGGCCACCGAAAGAACTGCTGTTCGATGGTGCGCTGCACCGCTTTGCCACCGGCAAAAAGGCTGGCGATCTGTCGGGCTGGTATATCGCGCATGACGACAAGCTGCCCGCTGGCTGCTTTGGTGACTGGCGCGAAGGTGTGACCGTCAACTGGCGGGCCGACATCGGTCGCGAACTGACCATCGCCGAACAGATGGCGCACACGCGCAGGGTCGCCGAAATGAAGGCGCAGCGTGAACGCGAACTGACAGAGCGCAGGGAAACGGCAGCCGACAAGGCAGCCGATGTCTGGGAAGCTGCGGCGCAGGCCAGTGATGATCATCCCTATCTGGCCCGCAAGGCTGTCATGGCGCACGGCCTGCGTGTCGCTGGCGATGGCCGTCTGATCGCGCCGGTCTTTATCGGCGGCGAACTGACCAGCCTGCAATATATTGCTGGCGATGGTTCGAAGCTGTTCCTGAAGGGTGGGGCCATCGCTGGCGGCTGCTGGCTGATCGGTGAAACGCAGGGCGCTGGCACGGTCTATGTCTGCGAAGGTGTAGCCACTGGCTTCACGCTGCACGAAGTCACCGGCTGCCCGGTGGCAATCACCTTCAGCGCGGGCAACATGGCACCGGCTGGCCGGGCGATCCGCGAACGCCTTGGCATGGCAGTCAGCATGGTGGTCGTGGCCGACAACGATGAACCAGACAGCAAGGGCGTCCAGCGCGGTCAGGTCGAAGGTGCAAAGGCCGCTGAAGCGGTCGGCGGGCGTCTGGTCGTGTCGCCGGTCGAAGGCACAGATGTGAATGACTTCGTTCAGGGCGGCGGCGATCTTCTGGCGCTGCTGGCACCGCAGGTGCAGACCGAAGGCTGGCTGATCCATGGCCGTGACTTTGCGTCAGTGCCGCAGGCGATCCGCTGGACGATCAAGGGCTGGCTGCCGCAGGACGCGCTGATCATGGTTCACGGCCCATCTGGATCGGGCAAGACGTTCGTCGTGCTGGACATGGTGCTGCACGCTGCGTCTGGGCTGCCGCAGTGGTGTGGCTTCAAGGTCAATCCCGGCCCGGTCGTTTATCTGGCGGGCGAAGGCCATCAGGGTCTTCGCGCACGCATCGCGGCTTGGATGCGGCACAATCAAGTCGCTGACTTCGATCTTTGGGTGTCGCGCAGCGGCTGCGACCTGAACACGCCTGAAGGTTTCCAGTTGGCGCTGGAAGCGATCAGGGCGCTGCCGGTCGTGCCTTCAACCTTGGTGGTGGACACGCTGCACCGCTTCTTGAAGGGCGACGAAAACAGTGCGCAGGACGCAAAGACCATGATCGACGCCTGCGCAGCCTTGTCGCGTGAATTCGGCTGCACGGTCGTTCTGGTGCATCACACTGGCGTCAATGAGGATGCGCAGCATCGGGCGCGTGGTTCGTCAGCTTGGCGCGGTGCGCTGGATGTTGAACTGTCAATCGTGCCGGGCAAGGAAGCTGGCGATCCGCTGACCATTATCCAGCGCAAGCAGAAGGATGCCGAACTGGCCGAACCGATGTTCATGCGCTTGACCAAGGTCGATCTGGATTGGATCGACGAAGACGGTGATCGGGTGTCTTCGGCGGTGGCCACGATGGTCGATGCCGATGATGTCGAGCGGCAGGCGCAGCGTGAAGGCAAGTTGGAAGGCAAGTCGCGCAAGCTGTTCGAAGATGCCTTTATGGAAGTCGGCAGGCTGTCCAATGGCGTGCCTTTTGTGTCGTCTGCACTATGGAACGAATGGACGAAGACGCAGCCTTGGGACAACGACGGCAAGCGCAGGCGGGTGCTATCAGAGGCCAAAAAACTGCTGATCGACAGCGGCTATTTGGGCGAACAAGTCGATGGATATATCGTCAAAAACAACATGGCTGCGCAGTCTTTGTCGCTATGCAAGCGCAACACCTAAAACGACACTGTTCGGGCTGTTCGGATTTGTCTGTTTCGAACAATCCGAACAGAAAAACATGAGGAAAATCAATGGCTTGCGAATGTGTTCGGCTTTATGATCAGATTGACTGGGGCGAAAAGCTGTCCTGTTCGGATTGTTCGCGCTTTCCTTTAGGAAAGCGAACAACCGAACAGACAAGCGCGGTCACTTTCTGGACACCGGGCAACGGCATTGAATTGCGGCTGCCTTATCCAGTTTCAGCGAACAGATATTGGCGGCACTTTCGCGGTCGGGTGGTTCGGTCGGCAGCGGCGAACGCCTACCGGGCGCAGATCGTGCGCATCGCAATGGCGGCTGGTGTGGAACCGTTCGATGGTTCGGTCAGCCTTGGCATCCACCTGCTGCCGAAGCTGACGAAGAAGGGTCTGGCATCTGGCACTTGCATCGACCTGTCGAACGCATGGAAGGTGGCAGAAGATGCCTTGCAGGGCATCGCCTATCACAACGACCGGCAGGTGCGTGGCTTTGGTGCGCTGTTTGGCGATCCTGTCGAAGATGGCGGGCTGGTGGTCGTGATCAAAGCATTTGACAGCTAGGGCGCATGGCCCTAAAGTTCGCGAACCGAACCGATGCAGGCGCGGCAACATCGGGCCACTGGCCCACCTACAGGGGAATGAACATGACGACTTTCACACCGACCGCACAGCAGCAGGCTTTTCTTGCTGCGCTGACCGGCACCACTTCCAATCTGGCGCTTCTGGCCCGCGCAGGCTGCGGCAAGACCGCGACGATCCTGATGGGCGTCGATGCCATCGCCAAGCAGCAGCCGCAGGCTGAAATTCTGGTCTGCGCCTTCAACAAGGCCATTGCCACCGAAGTCGAGGGCAAGCTGAAGGCTGCCGGTCACACCGACTGGCGCACCGTCCAGACCAGCACGCTGCACGCGCTGGGCTTCAATCTGGTCAAGTTCGCATTCAAGTCGGCGGTCGATGGCAAGAAGGTGCGCAACCTGATCAGGCAGGCTGGCATCAAGAACAGCGGCTTCGACACCTATGCCAGCCAGATCGCTTCGCTGGTGGGCTATGCCAAGGGCGCAGGCTTCGGCTTCTTCGCCGACAAGCAGATCGGCGATGCGGCTGCATGGTATGCGCTGGCTGACCATTTTGATGTTGGTGGCTATGACAGCGACACAAGCGACATGGATCAGATCATTTCCTATTCGCAGGTGATCTATCGCGCATCGCTTGATCAGACCGACATCGTGGACTTCGACGACATGATCCTTTTCCCACTGGTGAAGAACCTGCGGGTGCGCTTCGGCAAGGATGTCGTGTTCGTCGATGAAGCGCAGGACTTGTCGCCTGCTCGGCAGGCGCTGATCCGCAAGTTCGTGAAGTTCGATGGCGGTCGCATGATCGTGGTCGGCGACGACCGGCAGGCGATCTATGGCTTCAGCGGCGCTGATGCCGAAGCCCTGCCGAACATGATCGCCAGCCTGAACGCCACCGTGCTGCCGCTGTCGGTGACATGGCGCTGCCCGGCTGCCGTGGTTCGCGCTGCGCAGGTTTATGTTCCCGACATCATGGCGGCTGATGATGCCGACGAAGGCGCTGTCGTTTACAACGGCCACCTGCCTGAAGACATCGGCGCTGGTGACGCGATCTTGTGCCGCAACACCGCACCGCTGATTGACATGGCTTATCGCCTGATCCGCAATGGTCATGCAGCCAAGGTCGAAGGCCGTTCCATTGGCGACGGCCTGAAGTCGCTGGTGAACCGCTGGAAGGTGGCCGACACTGCCACGCTGCTGATCCGCCTTGATGGCTATGCCGACCGCGAAATTCAAAAGGCAATGGCTAAGGACAACGAAGCCAAGGCCGAAGAAGTCGCCGACCGGGTGGAAACCATGCGCCACATCATTGCTGCGGTGAACGCTGGCGGCAGCAACCGCACCGCTGATGTGATCGGCCACATCGACAGCCTGTTTGCCGACGATGCCGCGAACGCGATCATTCTGGCGACCTACCACCGCAGCAAGGGCCGCGAGTGGAACCGGGTCTATCTGTTCGAACACGCGACCCGCTGCCCATCGAAGGCAGCCAAGCAGGCTTGGCAGAAGGGCCAAGAAGCCAATCTGGCCTATGTGGCCATCACGCGGGCAAAGAAGCTGCTGACGTTTATCTGATCGAATGCTGTTGACAGGATAGGGCTTCTGGCCCTATCCTTCAATTCACCGGGCCGCTGTTGGCCCGGCCCACTGGGCCAGCGGCCCGCCTGACAAGGATCAAGAC